TTGAAGACGCTATAAAACGTCCGGGTGACTTTACTGCTAAAGCAGAGAAGAAAGGTATTACTACTGCACAGCTACAAGAGAATGTTTTATCTAATCCAGATGATTATGATGAGCGTACTGTAAAACAAGCACGACTTCGTAAAACATTGGTAGGATTAAATAAGAAAAAGAAGGATAAGAAAAAATGAGAGACTCCCGTTTAGATCTTGGTAGGTATATCACCAATCCTTTTAACAGAAGAGGAGATATAACCAAGCGTTTAGATTTTGATGATCTATTTACAGCTAAAGCTGCAACAGGAGAATATCCTTTTAACCCATCAAGGTTTGAGACAAAGGATTTATTAAAACGTGCAATGACTAAAAAGTTAACACAGAATCCCGGATTAAACTTTGCTCCCAATACTCCATTCTTTGATGACAATGATAAAGTAACTCCTGACTATCAATTGTTTGAAGGTCTTGGAAGATTTAATCGACAGATGGATTATGACTTTGAAAGTGGTAGAGCATTGACAAGACAACGCCCACAGGATCAACCAGATTTTAATCCTATGTGGATGGATGCTTACAATATTAGTCCTACATTAAATCCTAGTAAATCTGCTGATAATCCAATGCCTAGAATAAAAAATCCTGATCCTAATGGATATCTAATGGCTAAGGCAGAGAAGAGAGCAGAAAGAGAATTTGAAGGTAAGAAGTCTATTGCTCAGTTACTAGAAGAAGATCCTATGGTAACTAAAAATAAAATGAAGAGAGAAGAAAGAGAAGGAACACAAACAGAAGAGGTGGATAAAGAATCACCCGAAGTAAAATAGTATCTAAGCGGCTAAGAAGATGAAACAACAGTTCTTACAAAAGTTCGTAGAAAATTTAAAACCATCGGCTAGATTCGCACTTCCCGGTGCTGGTATAAACGCTGCTATAGGTATGTTAACTGGAGGTCCCGTAGCTGCTCTTGCCTATGGTGGAGGAGATTTACTTTTAAATACACCAGCGATAGCTGCCGCAAGAGTATTAAAACCGGGAATGACAGGAACTCTTACAGGAGTTAATGCAGCAGGGAAAGCTGTAAAGGTACCGCAATACCAACCATCTGCTCTGGAAACTGGTGTGAATATAGGTGCTTCCTTTGCCTCTTACCCTTTAGTAGATTTAGCAACTGGCGGTAGATTTTATAAAGATAGAACTGCAAATCAAAATCAATATTTTTATCCCGGTATTAACTTACCTCCAGAAGTATTAGAAGAACTTAGAGCACAGGCATAATGGTTAGAAAAAAGCCTACAGTAACAACTACAACTCCGTTGCAGAAAGCAACAGAGATGAAGCTTGCTGGAGTAGGAACTTTTTTATCAAGTCTTCCTGTAGTAGGAAAACCTATAAAAGCTTTTAGTACAGGTGTACAAAAAGGTATAACCTCCATGATGAATGTGGAGAAAGATCCAAATAGAAAATATTATGTATCACTTTTTAGAGATCCAGATTTCAAGAAAGATTTAAAGAAACAAGGAGTAAGTAGAAAGACACCATTAGAGTTAGCTGGAGCATATACCGCACGTACTTTAGGAGATTTAACTACAGATGAAAGTCGTAAATTTTATTGGAGATTTAATCATCCTTTAGCTATAGCTGATGAAGCTTTGAAAGGAACTGTAGATCCTACTAAAACTTTTAACAAATACGAGATTGGTCTTTTAGGATTGGCTGCATTACAACCAGCAGTCGCAGTAACAGGAGCATATGATCCTACAAATTTAGGTCAGTTGGGTAGACCAAAAGGTTTTAAACAGAATAATCCTACGCAAGAAGATAAAACAAAAACAGCAAACCCTACTACAGAATTATTTCAAAGATTTGTTCAAGGTCGTACTGGTAGACCATTAGCATATGCAGATGCACAAAAAGAAATACCTGATTTAACAAAAAGAAGATATGCAAACTATTTAAACTTTCTATATAACAATCCTGATCCTCTTGGTAAAGCAACTGGTGGTTTTATAAAAACAACTAGAGAGAATTTAGAAGGTAATCCTGAAGCAAGATTCCTTGGTTATCCCGTATCTATTCCCGCAGTCACAAGTGCAGTGGGAGGAATAGCTGGAACAAGATTGGCTTTGAAAACTTCTTCTCAAGTAACAAAAGAAAAATTCATGGATACAAAAACAAAGAAAGAAGTAGTTCAATATAATCGTCCTCAGTTTGAACAAAAAGGATATGCAAGATTGATGGGAAGAGGATTAGCTGGTGGAGTTGCTGGTGCTGTTCCCGGAGTATTAGCAGGTAAATTAATAAATAAAGCCTTAGCTAGATCCGAAAATGATAAACAACCACCAATGCATCCATATCAATGAATATAAGTACTGATAAAATTATGTTATATAGATTAGCCCCATAGACATGTACGGAGTATATACAGGCACCGAGAATCCAGGAATGACTAGAGGTAGACAGGCTGAGGCAGCAGAACAAGGAATGCTTGGTTTATCCAACTTCATGGCGATGGGTGGTAACTTTAATGATTTTTTAGTGAGGATGGCTCCTCAAAGAGCGTTGGGTAATCTACCTACAGGAATTACAGGTGGTCAAGCTATTAAGGCAAGTGATATAGCAATGTTGAAGAAAGCTGGTCCGTTTGGTCAGCTACCAAGTGCTCTTACAAGTGCTGGATTTGCAACACCAGATGCACGTAAAGCTACCATGAAAGCGGGTGCTACTAGGGTTGCTGGAATGAAGAGAATACCACTTGCTGCTGGTGCATTTCAAGCAATACAAGGAGATCCTATTGGAGGGCTTGGAACTGCTGGTGGAGGACTAATAGCTCAGGGATTATTAAGAGCTGCTCCAGCTCCTGTAAGAATAGCTGGTACATTAATTGGAGGTATGATTGGCTCCGGAGTTACTCAGGGTATTGCAGGTATAAATCCTAGCAATCCTCTTAGTGGACCAGACATAAGCATACCCGGTTTGGATATTCCATTAACTCCATACGCTAGAACGAAACAACAGAGAGAAAGATTGAGAGAACTTAATAAAGAAGATCTAGAACAAGCACAAGAATTTCAAAGAAAACAAATGGCAATGCAACTTGCTAATTCAATGTTGATGGGACAACAGCAAATATCAGGAACTCTCGCAAATACAATGTTACAGACTAGTCCATTTGGGAGGTAGGTAAATGTCATTTATTGGAGGACCTTTACCTCAATACGAGATAAATAGAAGAAGAAACAGACCTAACTATGGGCAAAATGATGGTAATTTATTTTCAGATTTTTTAGATATATTTAGAAACAAAAAAGATACTGAAAAAGATACTAGACCTGAGATCCAGAAAATTACAGGATTAACTTATGAAGAGCTGATGAAGATGCAACGTGATAGAGAAAATCAATTAATGAATAAACAAGCTTTACTGGGAGGTATATCTGATGCTGGTAAATATGCATTCCTTGGGGGAAAAGCCCAAATGGATGCTGCTAAGAATATAGGTTTGAATACTCAGGACATGTTAAGAAGCATGGCATATGGTCAGGCTGCCTTAGGTAAATCCATAGCTGGGGCATCTAATTTAACAGCATTAAATAGGAAGTACTTCAGTTAAAATTATGATATGGATTATCTTGACATACCATATTCAGCTGCATTCAATCAGGATTTTGGACTGGGTGACTACAACTATTCGGACTTTGGGGGATTCTCAGGTTCTTTTGTACCTCCTACATCTAAACCAAGTTTTGGATCAAGGATTGGTAATATGTTTAAAGGAGGAGGCGGTAACATGTTCGGAGCACTAGCTGGAGGATTATTCAGCTTCATGGGAGCTAGAAGTGCTGCTGCAGCTCAAGCAAAAGCTGCTGAAGCACAATTAAAAGCAGATGCTGACAGGATGAAGTTCGGCATTATGAGAGGCCGTGAGCAAGATAAAGGCTCAATGGGTTTTGGTATTGGGCAAGCAGTAACTAGATATGGAACTGGAGCTGATTTAGATTTTGATAGACAGAAAAGAGGATCTGTATTTTCTAAAACTCGTGGTAGAGATTTAACAAGAATGCAGAATATTGCAGATGCCAGAGCTAACTTAGGTTTTAGATTAAGTCCCGGTTATGGACAGATGAAGAGAGGACAGTTAAATAGAAGAATTAAAGAGATGAAAGCTGCAGCTATGATGAGTCCTGAAGCAATGAAGTATGGTCCTATAGCATTCCGTAGCACGGTATAGGGAGGATAAATGGGAGCACCCTCAATTACATATGAATCACCGAAGATAGAAAAGGATGATACCTTTGAAAAATATCTTCAGTATCAACAGGATCGTGAATTACGATTAGATGAACGTGCTCAGGCAGCTGAGGATATATCTCTTGGTAAAACACGTAGAAGAAGAGAACAAGGTGCGTTAGGTTTCCAGAACTTTGCTCAAAACTTAAAAAGTCAAGTACAGTCAGGAGCAACAAACTACTCTGATGCTCAAACTAAATTACAAGATTATATTACTAGATATGATTTAAAAGGTGGGTTTATGCCTGAGACTCAGACAAGAACTAGAACTGTTTATGATTATACTTATGATGATGACGGAAAGATTGTTGATAGAACACCACGAGAAGAAGAATACGAATATAAAACTCCCGGAGCAACATCTGGCTTTACATTTGATTCCACTCAAATAGGAGATTTTAAAAATCAATTACAAACTCTATATCAGGGTACAGGAGAAATAGATGAGGCAACAGGTCAGAAAGATAGAGGTTTGAGAGGCACAAGATTCACAGCTGGAGTTCAAAAAGCATATAGAGATTTACTTGGAAGAGAAGGAACCGAAGATGAATTAAGTCAGGCAATGACTGATTTTGACTCAGCTCTTTATACTGATGCTGGAGACTTTAGAGATCAGTTGAAATCATCTAGTGAATATACTAAACAGTTTAATAATAACTACATGGATAACTACTATGACACCATGTATGCAAGTAGTCCAGCAGATAGAACAGATTCTGAAGGTAAGGTATCTAAGAAACGTAAATACACATTTGACCCATCTGTATTACCCGGCTTTGATAGAGATAAATTAGCAGAAAGAACAGGTATAACTTTACCTGATTATGAAGAGTATTTTAAAGAAGCAAGATCTATAGCTGAACTAGAAGATCAAAGACAGAGTATTGCTCAGACCAGAGACTTTATTTATCAGTCAGGTATTACAAGCTTGCAGGGTGAGATTGAGAAAGAAAATAATAAAATTAAAACCGAATCACAAGAAAAGATAGCTAAGATTGGTCAGGGTACTTCTATGTACAATCTGTTAAGTGGATTTACCTTTTAGGTTTAATAATCCTATAATAAAAATATTCAAAACTATTAATAAAAATGGCTGAAGGTGGAACAGTAGAAGGAGCTACAACTGGAAGTAATACTTCCGGTGATTTTGATATCAGTAGATTCCAACAACTTTTAGACAAATTGGAAGCATCCAAAAAGCGTCAGCAAAGACAAAGATCAGTAGAAGGACGTAGAGACATCTTCGCTCAAGGTCTTGCTGGCATGATGAGCAATTTCTAAGTACTCTAGAATATATAGGTTATAACTATGGCTGTTGATACAACTTATGATTCAGACGACTATTTTGATCTGGATAAGTACAGACAAGCAGCTGGTGTAGCCTACGAATTTTCCAAAAAGAAAATGGAGACTGCTGGTGAACAAGAAAGAGAAACAATTGGTAAAGGTGGTTCCGAACAAAGGGAAACCAATAAGCAGCAGCAAAGGTTCAGGGAAAGGGACGAAGAAAGAGATCGTAAACAAGCCCAATCAGCTTATAAATATTGATCTATTCAATTCATGGGTAGATAATCTAGACTCCTCTACACAGGAGTCTTTTTGCTCTTTTGCAGCAGATAACTATTCTGTAATTGAAGTTTATTTATATGCACGTTTTTTAGGTTATGAAGGTACGATAACTGCTTGTGATCTATGGATAAAAGATAATTACGTAAAGCCAGATCATAGAAAGAAGTTATTGTATGAGATTGATGAGATGCAAGAAGATATTAGAAAGCTAAGAGAAGATATTGAAAATGGTGCAGTAAAAAGAGATGCTGGTGTTGGTCGTATTGCCCAGATGCAGAAAGAACTTAGAAGCACCATATCAGAGATAGAAACATTTACTAATACCAAAGATAGAAAAGGATTATTGATGGCGGGTGCAGATAGAGCTATTCGTGAATTGATGTTTATATTTAAAGATGATCCAATTGAAACTCCTTTGGAAGAGGCAACCATGAGTGTATGGGCAAGAATGCAATTACAGGAATAGTTCAGTTAAAATAAAGAGAAATGAATAAATAAGATTGGTGCGTAATGGCTAAGAAAAAAATGCCACCTCAACTTCTTGAGTACTTTAAAAATAAGAACGAGAAAAAGGAAGACGGCTCTAAGATGAGTGATAAAGAGAAGAGGACTGCAGCTTTGGAGAAGGCAAGAAAAGCTAAGAAAGCCGCTAAGACTTATAAAGATAAGAAAGCATCAGAGAAGCCAAAAGAAGAGAAATAAGGTAATATTTAGTAGTAGCTTAAGTATTAATAAGTGCCTTCATATCAGCACCTAGCATATCGTCGTAATGCGAAAGCTGCGGCTAGAAAACAACAGATTAAAAAACCAAAGAATGTTGAATTAATACAGCAAGCTAAAGAAGATTTTGGATTTTTTTGTGAATATGTAGCAGATAAACCACCGGCGTATCATCATAAAACCTGGCACCAACATTTTATAACTAATGAAGATAGTAGTTGTTTAATAAAAATAGCGGGACCTAATGTAGATCTATTAGCTCCTAGAGGGTCTGCTAAATCGACTGTACTAGGTCTTTTAACTGCGTGGGCTATTGGTATTCATACAGAGGCTAAATTACCCTTACAGGTTCTTTATCTTTCATATACAGTTGATATTGCCAGATCTAAATCTGCAACCATAAAAAGAATTATAGAGAGTAAAAGATATCAGGAAGTATTTCCAAAAGTAAGACTACTTAAAAATGTAACCAGTAATGAATATTGGTCGATAGATCATAAGTTTGCAGGGATAGATACAACTGGTGAAGAACAATTCACATTATGTGCAGCTGGATTAAAAGGTTCAGTTACATCTAAGCGTTCTCATTTGGTTATGATTGATGACGCTATAAAATCTTCTGCTGATATTGCTAATCCAGATATTAGAAAACAGATGCAAGAAAACTGGAACGCAGTTATAGCTCCCACTATGTTTGAGGGAGCAAGAGCTATTTGTTTGGGAACTAGATTCAGACATGATGATATCCATGCAACTACATTTAATGAACAAAATAATTGGACTCAGATTGTTTTATCCGCTATCCTAAATGATACGAAAACTGGAGAAGAAGAATCATATTGGCCGGAGATGTGGTCTTTGGAATATCTGAAAGAGAAAAAGAAACAAGCACCTATTGCTTTCTCTTTCCAATACATGAATCAGATCGTTAGACAGAACGAATTATCATTGGCACCTGAACTTATTGTTAAGGCTGAGATAGCAACTGAGTTTGACACTCTTGGTGTAGGTGTTGACCTATCAGCTGGCACCAGAGAAAAGAATGACTACACAGTCATGGTATTGGGAGGAAGGATAGAAGATCGAATACATATAATTGATTATCGAAGAATAAGAGTTATGGGTAATTTAGAAAAGCTAGATGCTCTAAAAGAATTATTAAATGATTGGTCAGTTATAGGACAAGATGCAAATGGTAATTATTTTCCAACTTATTCAACTTGTGATATATGGTCTGAAGCAGTTCAATATCAGGCATCACTGGAAGCAGACTTCAAACGAGTCTGTCAAACTAATGGTGGTTTATATAATTTAATTTGGCATCCAGTTAAAGGATTCAGAGCAGATAAGTTAGCTAGATTTAGAGGAATCATGGGTATGTTTGAAGATAGGAAAATAGTGTTTAATAGATTTAGAAACTTCACTCATATGTTTGAAGAACTTACTAATTTTGGAGTAAGTGGACATGATGATTGTGTTGATGCTTTAGT